ACGCGTTCTGGGTACAATTCAGTATTCAAAATCAATTTGCTCCTTGGGAAGAGGGTACCGGTCAGCCCAAGACGGGCATCAAGGGTATCAATAATATGAATACTCTTCCATTTAGTAATTTGCCTTTTGAAAGCATCAATTCTATAGGCAAACAATGGATCCGCCGTTTTTCATTAGCTTTGGCTAAAGAAATGCTGGGGCAAATTCGTGGCAAATTCGCTACCGTGCCAATCCCCGGTGAGAGTGTAACCCTCAATGCAGCCGATCTTCTATCTCAAGCCAAAGCAGAACAGGACATGTTGCGAGAAGAACTCAAGACTACCCTCGATGAATTAACCTACACCGAACTGGCAGCCAAGGACGCAACGTTACAGGACTCGACGGCCAAGGTGCTACAAAATATACCTCAGGGTATATTCGTAGGGTAAATTAGCCTATGTCAAACGATCCCAAGGACAAGTGGGCGCAGCCAGCTGCGCCGCCCCCCCCTATGTTCTTCGGGAAAAAAGAGCGTGATCTAGTAAAGCAAGTTAATGATGAACTAGCTGAGAGAGTGTTAGGGCAAACAATTGTCTATTACCCTGTTTCTCTCGAAGATACAAATTTTCATGATGTTTATGGCGAGTCGCTAAACAAGGTAACACTTCCGCCTGTCCGAGTTTACGCATATGTGGTGGTGGAAAACGAACAAAGCAATGAGAAGTATGGCTATGAGTATAAAACTAAGTTAACCGTGAACTTCCATCGTCGGAGACTGACAGAAGATCAAGATCTTTTTGTAAGGGTTGGAGATTTTGTGCAATATGGCGACGAATTTTATGAAATCGTGCGTACGTATAACAATACACGTTACTATTTTGGTCAAGTCGAGCATGTCTTCCAGATAAGTGCAGAGTGTATCAAGTCTAGAAGAGGAAATTTCCATGTCTCGAAGTAAAAAAACACAAGCTGAACTTCAAAATGAGATGTCTACTCGTTTTGACTATATTGGCGATAAAAAAGTCGAAGGAGAACTTCAGGTAATTGAATTCATGTCTTCGACACTGGAAACAATTGATGGAGCAATGTTAGACTTTTTAGGAAAGGATCTAGACCTTTTTGTCACCACCAATGAGGGCTTTAAAAGAGTTCCTCCTCTGTGGGTCACGGCCGAACGAGCATATCAGGTCAAAAATGATAAAGATCTGAGAGACGACGAAGGAACATTGATATTGCCGCTGATGACGTTGTCACGAACGAACGTCACGAAAGATCCACAGTTCAAAGGGTCGGTATATGCCAACCTTTATCCTTATCCGGACGCCAAAGGGGGCACGATTACTGTGGCTCGGAGAATAAATCAGAAAAAAACAGCAGAATTTCAAAATGCGGCCGCCAACCGCCGGCATGGCGCATCCGGCGCCGTACGCTCCAAAATGTATAACTCTTCCAAGAGAGACATGTCAACTCAGAGAGTGGTGTATGAAACGATAACGATTCCATTACCTACTTGGGTGAAGGTCCAGTATGAGATTTCCATTCGCACAGAATATCAACAGCAGATGAATCAGCTGATCCAACCTTTCGTCACAATCCCCGGTAACTCCCGAATGCCTAAGCGTATTCATAAAGAAGGACATTACTATGAGGTTTTTATTGATGGTGGATTCCAAAACAATTCAAACCAGGCTGCAATCGGAATGAGCGAGCGAAATTATGAGACAGTCATCAGTATTGATGTTCTTGGGTACCTAATAGGCGACGGTGAAAACGAAGAACGTCCACGGGTCGTAAAGCGGGAAAATGCCGTAGAATTCAAGTTTTCACGGGAACAAACCATCTTTGGCGACATCCCGGACGGGGTGAAGGGCGCCTTTTATAGAGAATAATATAATTGCCCTATTCTGTTGCATGCTTTTAGTACTATTTAGAATAAGAATATCTATGGTTTAGGAGACCCCGTCTTATGTCAGTGAAGAATTACAGATTTGTATCACCCGGAGTGTTTGTCAACGAGATCGACAACTCCCAACTTCCAGCTTCTCCAGCCGGAATTGGCCCCGTCATTATTGGCCGCGCCGAAAAGGGCCCAGCCCTTCGCCCCATCACAGTTAATTCCTTCTCGGAATTTGTGAACATCTTTGGCACGCCAGTGCCCGGTGGAGTAGGTGGTGACGTCTGGCGCGAAGGCAATCAGGTCTCGCCGATGTATGGAACATACGCAGCACAGGCATATCTCCGTAACAGTTCACCCCTAACCTATATTCGTCTCTTGGGATCACAAGCCCCCAATGCTGCTGCAGGCGCCGGGACAGCCGGCTGGGCACTGAGCACAAATGCAACATCTAGTGCTATGGGCCTCTTTATATTTGATTCGGCATCGGTGGGTCCCGCCTCGACCGGCACCCTCACCGGAGCCCTCGCTGCTATTTTCTATACAGACGCCCTAGCCGGTTGTACTGCATTGCTTACAGGAACTGTCTTCGGCGGCGTCGGCTCGGGGACGAGCAGCGCTTCCATAGGCATGAACACTGGTTTCAAACAAATTGGTGCGAACTATGAGTTCAAGGCTGTTATTCCTAACGCCTCCGGATCCATGGGAATGACTGCATCGTTTAACTTTGATACAACTTCGGAAAAGTATATTCGCAAGGTATTCAACACAAACCCGCAGCTTACAAATGGTACTGTTACAAATCCGAAACAGCAGACAAACTACTGGTTGGGCGAAACATTTGATCAACACCTAAAAGATAATATTAATACCGGTACTTACCTGGCCGCCATAATCCCTCTTTACAATGCTACGGACAGTACCTCTACCGGAGACCACAAAAGTCAGCTCGTAGGTGGGGAGACCCCTCAAATCATTGCCCAGGACCTGACAACTGCAACCGCAAGCTATGTCGCCGCCAATCAGCAGCAACTGTTCAGCTGCATAAGCCTTAAGCAATCCGGAGATTGGACCAATCGAAATCTCAAGATTTCAATCCAGGACATCAAAGAATCAACAAATACAAGCAATCCCTACGGATCCTTCAGCGTTGTTATTCGTCGATTGGCTGATTCAGATAATGTAGTACAGATTTTGGAGCAGTTCAACGATTGTGATTTGAATCCTGGTTCACTAAACTACATTGGTCGAAAGATCGGAACTCAATATACTCAGTGGATTGCTGCAGAACGCCGTTACCGTACCATCGGTGATTGGCCAAATGTTTCTAATTATATTCGTGTTGCAGTAAACAGTGACCTCGCCGCCGGAGCCCTAGACGCTCGTTATCTTCCCTTTGGTTTCTTGGGGATGGTGAAGTATAATGATGAGCTAATTTCCGCTTCCGCCGGCGCAGGCAACTGGGTTACTGGTTCCGACACGTCCCGTCACTTCGACGGTGGCGGCACCTTCCCGGGCAGAACACTTATGCTTCAGATGGCTAGCCTGGATCCAAAGCTTCTAATGCTTTATCCCCAAGCCGCCTTCCGCGTAAGCGCGAGTGCGGGCGGACTATCTAACGATACAGATGCATATTTTGGCTTCCGTACAACAACGGCAGTCGGAAGCACTCGTTTTGATGGCTCCGTCGAAGATGTCCTGCGCCCCCGCGGCGGCATTATAAACGATTTCGCGCCGGCATCTGCTCGAAGCGAGCGCGCTGTCGCATTTTCACTAGATGATCTCTATCCTCTGTCTGGCACGGCCGTCTGGTCCCTGACTGCCCGAATGACTGGCGGAGTTTCTGGAAGCGGTAGATCCTATACTGCAACAACCGGATCAACAAAGGGTGTCCTCGACGCTGGCTATGACCGTTTCACCGTCCCTCTCTATGGCGGCTTTGATGGTCTGGATATTGTTGAGATGGACCCGTTCCGTAACAGTTTCATAGATGATAGTACAAACGAAAACAACAACTACGCCAGAGCAACCATCAAGCGTGCAATTGACGCGGTGGCTGATCCCGAAGTGGTGGAAATGAACCTTGCTTCTGTTCCGGGCCTCACTGATGACGGTCTGACTACACACTTGATTCAAACATGCGAAGACCGTGCTGATGCCTTGGCAGTTGTCGACGTCGCCGGCGGTTTCACACCCCGCGCAGAAGGGCGAACCCTGGTTCGCAACAATATATCTAGCGCCCTAACGCAGGTAATTACCAATCTACGCAACCGGGGCTTGAATTCGTCATACGGCTGTACTTTCTATCCGTGGCTCCGAGCAAGAGACTCAATCAATGGAGCTATCCTCTGGGTACCACCTTCTGTGGCTGCAATCGGGACCTTCTCAAGTTCCCAGCGTAAGACACAGGTCTGGTTTGCGCCGGCCGGCTTCAACCGCGGCGGCCTAACTGAAGGCTCTGCTGGCCTTCCCATCATTGATGTGTCCCACCAGCTTCGCCGGATTGACCGCGACAACCTTTATAGCGCGAACATCAATCCAATCGCTAAATTCCCGAGTGAAGGTATCGTAATCTTCGGCCAGAAGACCCTGCAGGTTACGCCCTCAGCACTCGACCGGATTAACGTTCGACGTATGATGATCTTCGTGAAGAAGCGCATTTCGCAGATTGCTGCGCAGCTTCTTTTCGATCCCAACATTCAACAGACATGGTTACGTTTCACCTCACAGGTGAATCCCTTCCTGGCGAATGTAAAAACTAACTTTGGTCTAACAGACTATAAGGTGGTTTTGGACGATACAACAACTACACCCGATTTGGTAGATAGAAATATCATGTATGCACGAATTTTCTTGAAGCCAGCACGAACCATTGAATTCATCGCAATTGATTTCAATATTACTCGTACGGGAGCATCGTTTACCGACTAATAAAGTGGAGGGTTTTAAACTCTTACACTACTTAACTTTAGAACTTATGAGGAGACTATAACAAATGCCATTTTGGACAAGCGCACTATCGGAGCCGAAGAGGGCCCACCGCTTTTTACTTTTCTTTCCGAACCTAGTGAGTGCTGATGGAGAATATTCATATCAGCCATATCTTGCGAAAGATGTAACAAAGCCAAACTATCAGGTCAGTTCTACTCCTCATAAATTTCTAGGGAATACCTACCACTATCCTGGCACCGTTACTTGGGGCCCCGTCACAGCGAATATTATCAATGCCATCAATCCTGACGGCAACAAGATTCTCTATGATGCTCTCATAAAGTCGGGCTACCTGTTGCCTCCGGACCAGCAAGATGCGCTCAATAATCCAGC